AATCCTAAATCGCCCAAACTCGTACAGATCAAAGCAAAAGAGGCAACCTGCTCACGTATTAGCGAGATCGATGAGAAGACCGGTAAAAGTGAATGGCATGGGTATTCAGCAGAATGGAAGAAAGGAACCCCTGAAGATCTTGTCGCCACTCCCCTGCTCGATCGACAGACTCCTTTGCTGGATCTTAAGAAAAGGATGGGACTTGCTCCTGATGATGAAGGAAACCTCGTCATCGGGAAAGATCGCAGATTCATTCACAATCTGCGTATTTCGACGCCAGGACGTTTTTATTATAGCCGGCCCTATTGGTGGAGCGTATTTGCTTCAGGATGGTATGATTTCTCCTGCGCTATTCCCATCTTCAAGAAATCTCTGATTAAAAATCAGATGGCTCTCAGGTATATCGTATATATCAAGGATACATTTTGGGAGAAGCTATTTGCAGACGAGAAGGTCGTCAAAGATGATGAAAAAACTGCCCGCAGACAAAAGTTTCTTGATGACATGAATGATTTCCTTGCCGGTGAGGAAAATGCCGGAAAAGGATTTGTTTCACATTTCAGGTATGACAGAGTAAAAGGCTTCGAGGATAAGGACATCATCATTACTCCTCTTGAATCGTTCTTCAAAGGTGGCGAATATATTGAGGACAGCGAGGAAGTAAGCAACATGATGTGCTACGGAATGGGAGTACATCCTTCCATCATCGGATCCGCGCCAGGCAAAGGCAAAAGCATTAATGGAACTGAAGCACGCGAACTGTTCACCATCGAGCAAGCCCTCATGAAGATGTACCAGGACGCAACCCTTGAGCCTCTGTACTTTGCCAAGGCAGTCAATCAATGGCCTTCGGACATCTATTTCTCTGTAACCAACTGCCAGCTCACCACTCTTGATCAGGGAACGGGAGCTACAAAAAACACAGGTCTAACTCCAGAAACTGAAGAAAAATGAACGCATTAATTCCCGATATTGAGACCTTAAAGAAGGTAGTCAAGATCAATTCGTCATTACCTTATGAATCTATTGAACCGTATATTGAGGATGCTCTTGATATCTATGTTAAGCCCTATATAGGGCAATCCGTCATTAAACAAGCTCTGACAGACCAAGAATCTGATATATATAGCAAATTATTGCGTGCGCTTGGGCCGCTGACCTTAATGCTTGCGACGAATGAACTCGGAGTCATGTTCGGGGATACCGGCATCACGGTCAGTAATGTACAAGGACAACGTTCTCCGGCCAGTGATTCAAAAATAGCGGCGGCAAAGGAGAACCTGTGCTTCCGAGGAATGCAAGCTCTTGACCGGCTTATAACCTACCTGGAAGAAAATAAGGAAGATTTTCCGGAGTACGTAACAGACCATATTTCCCCTTTCTGCTTTATCCGGAATGCACACGATTTTCAGGATCTTGGCATGGTAGACATCGATTACTCCACCCTGTCTTATCGTATCATGTACCCCACAATCCGTCAGCTTCAGGAACGAAATATTCGTGAAATGATACCGGACAATGTATATGCGGATTTAAGGGAAGCATACTCTAAAGATAAACCGACACCCAAGCAGCAGGTTCTCATTGATCATATCATTCGTTTTCTTGCAAATAAGACGGCAGAGCTCTATACCTCACAAAAGACAACCGAGCAACGTGTCGCCAGCAAAGCAATAGAATATTCACCTGCCATCCGCCCGATTTATCAGGATCCGGACGCAAACGGTAATTTCTTTGCTAGTCAGGCAACCTACTATGCCGGGAAAATACACACTTATCTGGCCGAAAATGCAGAAGAACTAGGCATTGAAACAAGATCCCAAGCTATTGACTTTAACTCCAAGAAAAAGAAGCTATTCACTTCAATATCATAATACTATGCATACGATACAAATCAATGACGATACATACACACTTCCTGGAAGCTGCTACGAGATCACCCCGAAGCAGCTCCTATACCTGGTTAAACTCACTAAATCGAATATACCGGTAGAACAAGTTAAGATCTACATGATGCTCTATTACCTGAAAGCTCACGTATGCCGGCACAAGAAAATATTCAAAGAATATGTCCGTATCAAAATTGGGCAGGAAAGTGAAACAGTCCGCTTCCGGATCCGCAGCCGTCGGTACCTCCTTCATCCCGAAGAAATCAGTCTGCTCGCTGATCAATTTCACTTCCTGATGCGTGAGGAAGAAAACCATATCACTTCACAGAGGCTATATCTCATTAATCCGGAACTGACAGTCAATCCTTACCCGACACTCCGCTTCCGGTGCCGGAAATTCATCGGACCGGAAGACCAGCTGTTCGATATCACCTTTGAGCAATTCATGTATATGCAAACCTATTTGGATGCGATGCAGCTGGACCCTCAAAAGATCACCCATCTCCTAGCCTGCCTGTGGCATCGTGGGAACGAATTTGATATCAATCGTCTGGACAAGGATGCAGCTATTCTGAAACGTCTTCCCGACGACAGGAAGATGATCATGTACTGGTACATTCTTGGAAGCCTCTCCTGCATGAGCGCAGCCTATCCACGAATATTTTCAGGAGAAGGAAAAAATAATGGGCGTATATTCGATGCCCAGCTGCGACTACTTGATTCCCTGGCACAGTCTGACATGACCAAGAAGCCGGAGATTCGGAAAGGTTTGTTGCTCGATGCACTATACTCGATGGATGAATCCATCAGGCGCAAGGAAGAAACAGAAGAGAACTTGAGAAATAGATAGAAAAGTTTGTTACTAGCAAACTTTTTATTCGATTTTGTTTGTTACTAACAAACTTTTATCTATCTTTGTAGAGTCATAAGAAACGCGGGTGACGTCCGCATAAGTTCTTTTATATTATGGAACAATTGTTCAAGGCTATCCAAGCGATAGCAGAAGCGAATCCCGATGGATTCACGGTTGACCTCACAACCTTAAAAAAGGTCACAAAAGGCATTTCAGTCGCCTATCTCGAAACCCAAGACAGTTTTGGAGAAGAAGGACTGAAAAGAGTTCTTAACCATGCTTTAATGCACGAAAAGAAAGTCGGTGGATGGTTCAACGAAGAAAACGGAATGTTCTACTTCGATTCTATCCGGATTTTCACTAATCTCGAAGAAGCCAAGCAATTCGGACGTGAAAATGGGCAGATCGCTATTTTCGACATTGGGCAAATGAGACTCATCAAATTGTGATCCGGAGGGGCGAAAGCCCCTCCATTACAAAGTATATTGTATTATTAAATACCCGATTATCAAAACGTAAATTGATGAATTATGAAGAATCTTGAATTACTACCTCTCCCTGCCGAGAGTAAAAAGCGGATCGACGAGTTCGCAAGGCAGTATCAGCGCATGGGACATATCTCTATTGAGGTTGTATCCTATAATGAAGGTCGCTTAATTGTTCGCGCTGAACAAAAAGACCTGGTAAATGACAAGTTCCTCTCCAAAAAGGAACTGACGGAACGTATCCGTGATATGTTTAAGGGAGAGATCCCGGACGACTGGAAGCTCACTGTGTCAGCCGTGAACTTCGATCGCAAAGATATCGACGGAATCACGATTGACTGGATCAAAAGACGGATGGAACGCTTAGGATTAAAAAGCAAACATCTGAGCAACTATACAGGTATTGACAAATGCACTGTATCCTCACTCCTGTCCGGAGACAAGGAACTGACCAAATGGCACAAGGTAGCACTATATTACTTTTTTAAATATTACGAAGTAGCCAACTTTTAACTTTCATTTGTAAGCGGAGCAAAAAACTCCGCTTACTCTTTGTCGAATCTGAAAAAGATTGTACTTTAGCACCTGCCCAATATCGTTATTAAAACATGAATCCCTTACCATAGTGTAACCAGACAGCTGGTTCCGGCTAATAACACCGGTGGGCGCACTATAGTGAGGGATTCGCCATATTACTATGATATATACCAACTTCAATGTAGATTTGTCTTCAGAAGACAGTTCAAGTGATCCTTACTATGGCAGTGGAAGTAGTTCAGATGAATCCGCACCATTACCGGATATTACGAGTGACACTCCGATAGAAACCAATGGTTTGGATACAAGCGACTTTGTCAATAAATAGCAAATGCTATTAAAAAAGAAACGACAGCCATAAAAGAGCCGAATATCAGAAATGCAAGAGAGCGTTTAGTATGTTTGACTCTTTTTTTATTCATTTCTTCCTGCTTCGTTATTTTCTTTTGAAGTTCAACTAATTCATCGCTGACAACCTGCTTCTTTTGATCAGTATCTTTTTCTTTCCCTTTAAAATAAGCTATATATTGCGGTATAGTGAATTTATCAGGTTCTTTCCCAGGCGCGAAAACAGTATGTGGCTTGATGACGTGATAAATGTAACCGATGGAAATAAATGTAAAAACAACAATAGACAAACATCCGGAAGTCAAAGCTGCATCATCATTTACACTCAAATGCGTGAGAATATATCCTATTGCAGCTGTTAAAATGCCAAAATAGATAGCAAACAAAGTATATCCTCTTTCAGTTATAAGAGATTCTACACGGACAAGATCATTATGGCGAACCATAGCCTGTTCATAATACCATTCTATAAGCGATAAATCGATTACTTTTAATTGTTCTGCAGTGAGTCTTTCCATGATCTATATATTTTTGAGCTAAAATACATTTTTCTTTTGGAGCTACAAAGAAACTTTTGTACTTTAGCCGTTGCCAAATAATTAATGAATAAACATGAATCCCTTACTATAGTGTAACCTGTAAAATCAGGTTCAGGTATCATTAGACCTGTTGGCGCACTATAGTGAGGGATTCGCCCATTTCGTCAGATGGAATCATTAGACATACACCTCAAAGACTTAATCCTTCGAGATCTTCACAAGACTCCTAAAAAGAAACGAATCCAATTTGATATCTTTGACGAACTTCAAATAAGTTTGTCTACGGAACAACTAATTGGTTATCGAAAACAATTGGTCATGGAAGGATTAATAACAGAAGAAAATCCAGAAGAACTTGACTCACCTATCGAAGTAACCCCAAAAGGTTATGAAGTTATTCATTTACACGGGAGTTATGGCACCTTCATTAATTCGATACAGCAGGCTGAAGTACTAAGAAAAGAAAGTGAAAAATTACAAGCTCAAAACTTAAAACTAAAAAAGTATAGTACTATTATTACTATTACTCTTTCAATATTATCTTTTATAACAGGAATCCTACTATCAGACCTAATAAAAGGAATAATAAAATAAAGATTACTTTATAATAAAGAGACACACGAAACTTATAATAGTTATACGAAAGTTCTAATAGTTTACGCTTAAGATTCTTTATTTCTTGCTCCTGATCCATATCTAACTCTATTTTTGAGCTAAAATACAACATTATTTTAGTACATTCAATTTTATTCCTTTTATCTTTGCACTTGTAACAAATTAAAACCATATGCTATGAATTGTAAACTTGAAAAATTAGAAATCCCGGCTGACCAGCCTTTTCTAAATTGTAAATTAGGTCGAGAAAAGTACGCAGAAGTACTTAAAACTATTATTACTACATACAAAAAAGGATTTGTCTTAGCTATAGACGGTAAATGGGGAACAGGTAAAACTACATTTGTAGAAATGTGGAAAGCATATCTTGAGTTAGATAACTTCCAAACATTATATTTTAATGCTTGGGAAAATGACTTTATTTCAGACCCTTTGGTAGGTTTACTTGGTGAACTTAACAAAATAAATTCTCCTAAAAGAACAAAGGATCTAGCATCATCTATGATAAATAAAGCGGGAAGAATTGTACTAAAGGCAGGCCCTTCGATGTTCAAGGGAGTAATTAAGAAATATGCAGGTGAAGAAGTAGTTGAGATTCTTTGTGATTGTGTCGAAGAAGGGTCTTCTATGTTGAAAAAAGAAATAGAAAATTATGAAAGCCAAAAAGGAAGTCTACTAGAATTTCGGAAAGAACTCGAAATATTTGTAGATGAAGTTTGCGAAAAGAAACCATTGATATTTATCATAGACGAACTTGATAGATGTAATCCACATTATGCTGTAAAGGTGCTCGAAAGAATTAAACATCTTTTCAACATACCTAATATTATATTTGTCTTATCCATAGACAAAGAACAATTAAGTAACTCCATACGTGGATATTACGGAAGTGAATCAATAAAAGCCAATGAGTATTTGAAAAGGTTTATCGATATTGAATATACCTTACCCGATCCTGATGTTCAAAGTTTCTGCCAATATCTATTAGACTATTTTGAATTTAACACTGCTTTTTACTATACCCAAGATGAAGTGGACTATCATGAAGCAAAAGCTATCAGTGACTTATTTGTAACAACAGAGATAATTTTCAAATACAAGAAATTAACCCTGAGACAAGTTGAAAAAATATTCACTAATATCCGCTTATCTTTAAATTTGTTTAGTAACAAGCGTAATATAAATGCCAATTTACTATGTTTACTTACTTATCTACGGATTTGTGAATCCGATTGCTATGAAAGAATCACTCACAAAGAGTATACAATACAAGAACTTATAAATGAAATTGAAGCGATTTTCCCTCCACAAATGTTTGATCTAAGCACATCTATCAATAGAAGCACCAATCGACCATTTTATTTTACCATAACAGACTTATTGTATAGTTATAGTATAACTAAATTAGGGCTAGATTACGATAAAGATTTATTAACTAGCTTTGATACAGATGCAGAACTATCTTTCAATACAAAATCCATTGATAAAACTCTATTGATTGAAAGTATAAAACATACTTATTCACTAGATAATGTTATGCCTTTAGAAACTATTACAGCTAAGATTAACTTATTGGATAATCTTCAAATTCGATAGTTATTTACAAAGATTAGGTATTATGCAAACAAATACCTTATCTTTGTCCCCTGTAACAAATTAAAACCACACAAATGGAAACAAAAAAATTAACTGCTGCCGAAAGCACTCTGGCAGCTATGTCAAAAACAGTGCTAGTGTTAGGTTCCGTCGGATCAATCGCAGTCTTCTTCTCTTCATGTCTCGCATGGGAGATATCTGAATATTCCGGTGGGATATTAGGAGTAAACGGAATAAACTGGCTGGGCTTCCCTCCTCTCATTTATTGTATTATGGGAACAATAATTGGATGGGCCGTTCTTTCTATCCTCGTTGAGATCTCCGTCAACATCCGTACACAAAAGACTCAATCCAGTTGGAAAAAAGACTTTGCCGTGATGGTGGCTGCCGGACAAAAGGAAAAAGCCAGAGAAGTACTTTATCGTGGTATCATGGAATCTGAGGAGTTTAAGCGGGTATTAACCGGTGGGAATGAGAACTACCATAAAGAATGCATAGACGCTTTAAACAAGAAGTACAGTGATCATCTCAAAGCTATCGGTGAGGATACATTCGTAAACACCGATGATAGCGAAATTTATAAGGCTTTTAAATAATAAAATGATATGGGAGAATATATAATAAAAATCAGAGCAGCAGTAGATAATGTATATGTGCATGATATTAAATTCACTAATGACATCGAACAATGCGCTAAACTGCAAACATACGATGAAATCGAGAAGGACGTTAATTGTACTCATCCCGAATTATACAATGAAGGAGGGGAATATATAGCCTCTTTATTTAGGATTATTAATAATGAGGAGAAGGATATAGGAATGCCTGTAATCGCTTTCACTCTAAAAGAAGGAGTATGTCATTGGCTTACCAATAAAATAAAATTTGACAATATAGATAAGTCATAGAAAAAAGTCACTTATAGTTTGGCACTCTCAAATATTATCCTCATATTTGTAGTGCCAAATAACTCGTAGTAGTAAACTACAAAACCGATGAGTATCCGGATAGATGCTCAATACGAAATTGGGCTTTTTTTATGTCCATCAGTTTGCAAACAACACTTGTGTGTCAAAAGCAAATTCATATACGAAATAGTAGAAGTTTATTTTTTAAACGAATACGGCTGTCTTTTCCTGTCATACATATATACTCTTCGGGGTTTATACTATGAGTTGTTTGGCGACACGGGACTTAGACAGCCGTTCTTGCATCCTAATGGATGCAAGAGAACTTGTCTATACAGCCAAACAACTCGTAGTATATGAAACAAAAAAGCATGGGCACGACCTTCGTGCCCTCATTCCGTACCAACAGTACAGATGTAAACACACTCCAAGAGCGTTACTTCCGTGAACTTAAAGAAGACTGTGCTATCAACTCCGCATCAGACGCTTACTATGTCTCTGCCATAGCCTGTTTTTGCCTTACCTTTATCTTCCCTCCTGCCGTGATCGGTGCAGCCATCTGTGTTTATCGGGCAAAACAATTAAAAAAAGGAGGTAAGAAATGATATTCATTTATGATGTAAAGACCTACCGAAAGGTTAATAATAAAGGGCAGGAAATGTGTGAATTTGCCCAGGCATACGACCGTATCCTAGTACAGGATAAATGCGCAATGGATTCACTGAAGTGTGAATTTGAAGAAGTCGTCAAAAGACTAAACGAAAAATACCCTAACCAAAAGACGCTCATATTTAGAAGTAGTCATGAAACTTCCTCCGGAGGGCAATGGAGCTTTAAACTAGGAGATGACGATAGCACCCCTGTGTGCTTTATTTCTTATAGCAAAGTTCGTGGTCATTATTCCTTTGGTGAAGGTTCTCACCTATTAGAGCAGAAAGGAGACGAATAATGGCAGGATCCACAGAAGTTCTTGAGCATCAGTACAACATCAGATGTACCAAATTCCACATCAATGATTCCGGAAAAGGGATCAGCATCAATGTAGATTATACAAATGGCATATCATCAATTCCGGATTGCCGTTTTGCTACTGTTGCCTGTGAGGAGGATCTACAGCTATTGTCACAGACTCTGCAAGCCTACTTAAAACATCCACGGAAAAGATCAAAGCAAAAATCTAAAATCATCAAACATGATTTCCTTCTTCATAAGAAGTAGATCGCACCAATATACCACAAGCATTTATGTCCTTTATAGCCCGCCCGCAGCGGGCTATTTTTGTGCCCATAACCTAAACATTAAACGTTATGGAGTACGACCATTTTGCCTATGGGGAAGCTCTCGCTTCATCATTCAAAGACATTTCCCATACATCGGACAAAAGAAGATTCTTCACCGCATTCGGGCTGGAGGACCTAACGAATCTGGACGATCAACTATCTTCTGTCACGGGTACAATTCTTATCGCTGTAGATGGTTGCGAATCTGAATCAGAAGATAATGAAGCTGATGGTTTAAACGACAAACAAATATACTCATTCATTGTCGCTATGAATACTGTGTCCGGGAAGCCTGAGTCTACCAACCAGGCAGCAAAACATTGTAAGAAGATATGCAAACAGATTCGCAATGTGCTGCTGCAGGATCCTGATTTAAGAACGAACCTTGACCGAAACACCCAAATCAATGGCATCGGACCAATCGGGGATAACTTCTACGGTACAGTTCTAACCTTCTCCCTGAATCTTCCGGAAGAATTCTTTGTTGATCCTAACTACTTTTTGTGATGGGCTTTTATAAACGATTATCAGAGAATAAGGCTGAAATCAGGCGTTACAATGCGGCCAGGAGGAGAGCACAAAAGTTCTCTGATTCTCCATCCTCCCGCCTGATCAGAATGGAAACCATCTCAGAAATTGAAAGATTCAACCTTGCTCAGGACGCAGATAAGCTCAGTGCATTCAATAAAGAAGTGGAGCGATGGCAAGACTCTGTAACCACACAACTCAAAGCTGCTATCGGATCACGCAGTTTACGAATAGCCCGCGAGTTAGAACCGAAAGCATATACTGATAACTACGGATTGATCAATCGGCTTGGCTTCTCCTTCCCGCGTCATGGTGTCTATATCCATAAAGGTGCCGGTCGTGGACAAGGTGGTTTCATCGGATCCAAATGGAGTTATCTAAAACGGGTCAATGGAATTGAAATCAATACCAGTATCATTAGGCACACTAATCCGGCATCACTAGGCAAGCAAGACGAAGGTAACCGATGTGCTTACAGATGGTTCGATCCTGTCATCAAGAACAGACTCCCTGAGCTCGCAGACATCTGCATGCGCTATTTCGACACAATGCTTATCGACGCAACAAAAATATATATTGAAAAGTAACATCTTATGAATGACCTAAACCGAAGTATTAAAATATTCATCGACGGAAGTGAAGCATCTGCCGGAGTTAAAAAGATAGAAGATGCCATTTTCCAGTTAGAGAACAAAATCTCTGCTCTTGATAAAACGGAAGCAGGGTACGCTAGTAAATCCAAGATCCTACAAAAAGAGCTTGAAACTAAATACAAAGCAGGTAACACCTACAAGCAAAAAGTTGCTGAGACTGACAGGATCCTGAAGAATCTTTCCGGAGCGACCTATGATGAACTGTTAGCTGTTAGCCAAAAAGTTCGAAAGGAGCTCAGGGGCGCAGTTCCTGGTACTGAACAATACAATGCTGCTCTGGAACAAAATAGACGTGTGTCAGAAGCAGTAGCCCGTGCACAGAGAAATATGAAGGTAGAGATAGGTGCACAAGCTACTCCCATCAGGCGAAGCATCGACTCCTTCAAAAGATATATCGGTATTATAACTACTGTGATAGCTTCTGTCACCGGTCTGACTTTTATGTTAAATCAGTTACGGGAAAAACGTGATCAGCGTGAGGACACCAAAGCCGATGTTGAAGCATTAACCGGTTTATCTAAAGAAAACATCGACTGGCTGGAAGGAGAGGCCAAGCGCCTCTCCACTACAGTGACGGAGTCGGGCATTCGTATTCGCCAATCTGCAACGGATATCATGGATGCCTTCAAACTGGTCGGATCTGCCAAGCCTGAGCTTCTTTCCAATAAAGAAGCCTTGGCCGCAGTCACTGAACAAACATTGATCCTAGCTTCCGCTTCCGGAATGACTCTGAGAGATGCTGTTGATGCTGTTACTTTGTCACTTAATCAATACGGGGACGGAGCTGATCAGGCGGCCCGTTACGCCAATGTAATGGCCGCCGGATCTAAATATGGATCTGCTGCTGTCGAATCTGTAACGAAGTCTATCAAAAGTTCCGGAGTGGCAGCTGCATCTGCCAATATCCCCATTGAGCAGCTAGTCGGTACAATCGAAACTTTAGGTGAAAAGGGCATCAAGGATGAGATCGCAGGCACCGGCTTAAAGAGGTTCTTCCTCACCCTTCAGACAGGTGCTGACGATACCAATCCCAAAATTGTCGGTTTGGAAACGGCCCTGGACAATCTGCAGAAAAAACAGTTATCAGCAACGAAGATCAAAAAGATGTTCGGTGAGGAAGGTTATAACGTCGCATCTGTCCTGATCAATGAGGCGGAGAAGGTCAAATACTACACTCAGGCAGTCACAGGAACCAGTGTTGCTACCGAACAGGCAGCTACAAAATCGGACACAGCAGCCGCAAAATTAGCACAGGCTAAGAATAAGTTGAGCGAAATTGGGGTGGAGTTAGTTGAAAAACTGAATCCTACAATTGTCAATGCTGTCGATGGTACTGTCAAATGGGGACAAAAATTTGCGGACCTGATCGGATTCATGATAAAGCATTCCGGGACAATCATCACCTTAGCTACAGCAATCACAACCTACTACCTCGCTGTGAAAGCCGCAGAATTCTATGAGACAAAGCTCAGGAATGCAAAACTCTTAAGCATTGCAACCGATAAGATCTCTGAGACTCTGAGTAAGATTCGGCTGGCATCTACCCTAGCCCTGTCTGCTGCAAAATATGCACTAGCCGGCAATACTGCGATGGCCACGGCCGCCATGCAGCGTCTCAATGCTACAATGAAAGGTAACATGTTGGGGATAATCATTTCATTATTGGCCACAGCAGCTGTTGCTATTTATCAATTTACCAAACGTTCCAATGAGGCAACTGAAGCACAGAAGCAATTCCAAGGGGAACTACTGAAAGAACAACGTTCACTCAACAACTTGTTCGAAGCATTAAAAAGAGCTGGGGAAGGAACTGAAGATCGCCGCAAACTCATTAAAGCAGTGAACGAAACTTATGGCCAGTATCTTCCTCACCTTCTGACAGAGAAGAGTTCTCTTGATGAAATCAACAATGCCTACAAACGAATTAACGGATCACTCCAAACGCAGATCGCCCTTAAAGTAAAGAATGAAGCTACAGACAAGATTGTTTCAAAAGAGATAAAGACTCAAGCAACAGCGCTGGAGAACATCAGTAGTAAGCTAACAAGCTCACTTGGGAACGGAAAACTCGTCAGTATGGTGATCGATGACCTGAAGCAAACCACTACCGAATTCCAAAAAGCCGGCATGGGATGGGAAAAGGCTTGGGGACAAGCCTACCATACCATTAGTGTAAAATACTTCAAGGGGAAATCACTAAGCAATGAAATGGGTGAGTATATGGAAGACTACATTAAGAGTGTATATAACATGGAAAAGAAAGTAGCTCAGACCGAAGCTAAGTTCAAACCATTCCTGGACCGTATCAACAATAACCTTCTTTCGGACACAGTTATCACTGGAACAAAGACTGAAGAAACAACACTCACCCCTGCTGACGAAACGGAAACAAAAAAGAAAATGAAGAAGCAGCTTGAGGAAGAGAAAAAGCTCTATGTTCAGAAACAGGCTTTCCTAAAAGAGATGTACCTGGAAGGAGGAGATGAAACTCTGCAGACCGAAAAACAACTTCAGAAAGAAATGGAATGCATTCAGTTGGAATACCTGGAACGTTCATTGAAAGTCACCGGTACAAAATCTAAAGAAGGCATTGAGATCCAAAATCAGATCAATGATCTGAAGCTGAAGATGCAAAAAGAACATACCCAAGAACTGATTGATCAAGAAAAAATAGACTATGAACGTCAGCAACAGGAATTAAAAGAGTTATATGCTTCCGGGAAGGATAAGAATCTTAATTCCGAGGCTGCATACAATGATGCGATGGAACAGCTCACCGTCATGCACCTGAAACGTATGCTTTCTCTTGCAGGATTAAATGCAGAACAACGGAAGCAAGTAGAGAAGCAGCTGCTGGACTTCAAAGTCAAATGTCTGAAAGAAGAACAAGCTGCACATGCTAAAGCAAAAGAAGCTGAGCAAAAGAAGACCGAAGCACAGACCAAGAAAGAACAGCAACAATACCAGGAACGTATCAACACATATAAGCAATATGGATCCGAGTTAGGATCTGCAGTGGGTAACCTGATCTCCGGACAAGAAAATGCCATGCAAGGCTTTGCCGATACCATGATCGATATCATATTCGATGTGCTGGGTCAACTCATTAATGCAGAAATCATTAAAGCTACAGCCACAGCTACCGGTGCAGTAGCAAGAGTGACAGCGGAAGCTGCAGCTATGCCCGACTCTGTAGCAACATTCGGTGCTACTGCTGCAGCTCGCGTCGCCATCCTCTCCGGATTGATCATGGCAGCACTTGCTACAGCCAAGTCCACTCTAAAAGGTTTGATAGGTGGAAAGCATTCATCCAGTTCTTCCAGTGACACTGACTCTTCCACCGACCCTACTAAACGAGCAACAGTCAGTGTATCACAATGGGCATCCGGACGTTATGATGTGATCGGAGAAGATGATGGTAAGAACTACCGTAATGTACCTTACATCGGATCCTCCCCTACCGGAATCGTCCGACGCACTTCCCTGATTTCCGAAAATGGTGCTGAATTAATTATTAACGCTGAAGATCTTGCCAGACTGCAGAAACACATTAACTATCCTTTGATAGTGGATGCCATCGAAGATGCCCGCAGCGGACATATTCCCCAGCGTGCCTCCGGAAATTATTCGGTTGTTGACAATTACAAAGAGAACAACAAGGAAGCTGGCAACGCAGCACTATCCGCTACCGAACTTGAAGGATTGCTCAAAGAGATAGGCCGCCTCATTAGTACGCTTAAAACCTTGAAAGCATACGTCACCCTACGCGATATCCATAAAGCAGAAGAGCTGGACGAAAAGACAAAGAAACCGTTTACCCGATCAACTAAATAAATCAGCCATGTCACTCAAAATATCTAACGCCTCCGGAACTTTCGACCTACAGAAAGATTTCAATACAGAAATAGAAGACAGTTCTCCTATCTATAATGAGCGTGGTTCCCAGTCCATCGCAGCCACCATACCAGGCACAAAGAAGAACCTTCGCCTAAACAAGCACATTGAGCGAACCGACATTGATACCGCTCCTGCCAAAGATGATCGTATCACGATTTCCGATGGCGTATATCACCGCGTCGGGAAGATGAATGTGGTAAGCGCATCCGAGGAAGAAGGTATTACCTTTAATGTTGGTTTTAGTGAGTCCGAATTATACAGCATTTGGAACGCAGTTTCCCTGCAATCTCTAGACATGCCGGTCTACAAACCGGAAGGAGGAGTATCTGCTCTCGTTTCCTATATTTTAGATAATAGATCAAAAGAAGACTCTCCGTTTTGCCTTTTTCCTATAGCCGTATCTTACAATCGTAAAGTAGATAAAGAGACCATAGACTACCTGGAATATCTAAACAACTATAACGGATCATTCGGAGCAGCCCGAACAGAAACTTTTTTCATAGATGACGGGCCGGTAGAAGTATCACTACCCGAAGGTTATGGAGTCACACCATTCCTAAAAGTAAGCTACATACTTGAAACCATCTTCGCAGCCTATGGCTACACCATCATCGAAAATCCATTCACTACACACCACCAGCTCAAACAGCTGGTAGTACTTAATAATGCTGCAGACTGCTGTGTCAAAGGTATCCTGAAATATTCCGAATTGATGCCGGATTGCACCATCAATGAATTCATGCAAGCACTTTGGTGCCGTTTCGGTCTGCTCTATTTTGTCGATGGAAACACCCGCAGCGTCCGGCTTAAATTTATACGAGATATCATCAACGCTCCTCACTCTTCAGACTGGACACTATTGAAAGCATCAAAACCGGTCATTAATTTTGAAGAGCCACAGCAACTTAAATTATCAGCTTCAACTAATGTGAAAGGCCCGACGGATGAATCTTCCGCTGCACCCGCCGCCGAATCACTGGACAAATTTCTCAAGCCATACAATTATATCGTAACGACTAAAGCTGGAGGATATCTAGTCTATAAGCCTCAGTATGCAGCCTATTACAAAACAGACAATGTCACCCAACAAACTGAATTTGTATCCTCCGAATTCTTTTCTTGGGACAGAGGAGCAGATATGGCATACAAAGAGATCTCCTCTGTTGATGAATTCCTCCCGTCCAAGCTGGCTATGTTTAAAGTAAGCACAACCAAAATTATCTCCGTCCCGCTTTATCTTTTCAGCAAAGTACATCGCTATACTACTATTACAAGTTCAGACGTCGACATATCCGAGAATCTGGAATACCAGACTCCACTCGCTTTTTGCTTCTCGTTCTTTGACTCAAACAGCTATTTGGTCTACGGATCGCAAAACTGTTTAGATTCACAAGGTAAGCCGGCACTGGATAAGCAGTATGGTGAAGCCTGTGACATATCACTCACTTTTGTTGGCCAATACGGATTGTTCAGTCATTTTTGGCGTGATTACGATGCAATACTCCGGCATGCCAATCATGTGGTCGAGACTGATGTGCATCTGTCTGCACAACAATGTATGAATCCGAGCTTCCTGTCCCCTATCCTGCTGGATGGTCAACGTATGTTGCCTGATTCAGTCCGATATACACTCCCTTATCGTTCGTCGGTTCCGGCTAAAGTAAAGCTGCGAACTATCAAACTACTTAAGCCTTTTGATTTAGACAAAGAGCAAACTGTACCTATTGTTGAACAACTCTACACATGGAAACGATTCGATAATAGATCAGCCGCTGTCAACGCTGCGACCAAGAGCCAAGTAGATGAATGGAGAAGTAAATTGGGAAAAGACCAAACCATTTATGATCTGCAGTACAAGAACGCATCAACGGATGCTCCTAACGCAAAGATACCTTTGTCTGTACCGACTGAAGAGGACTTCAATAATAAACAAGAATACTTTATTTATAAGGCAACGCACAGTTTTGATCTATACTACCGGGTACGGACATATCTAGGTACATCAGGTGGTACCATGCATTACGACATCAGCGATCCTAAAGGAGGAGTGCATTACGATGTGCAATATGACCAGTTTGTGCGTGCCGAACTGTTTTAGTTGTCCTTTATCACTCATGTTATAATCTTCAATTTTGCAATTATGAATAATCAAGTGACCATTACAGCAGCTATACAATCCGCCGACATCGAACAAATGTTGCTTGCGTATAAATCGTATTCAGGGAATGCCTCTGCTACTTCTGATGAGTTCTTTGAGTTCCTCACCCTTCCGACTGCGGAGCGGGAGGCTTTCTTACAGCATCAATGTGCTTGTGATTATCAGGTACAGGGATCTATTGTTATACCTAACTACCAAGTAAAATGAGCCTACTATCAGTAAACATATATCCGGCCAGCATGGCTTTGACCGGGAACCCGATTAAGCTATCGATCAGTAGCAGCTCGCGTGCAACCTATACCATTTCAGCTGATGGAAAAGAAATATTCACCGGCAGCGGAGAAGGCGACTTCTTTGTCTTTCTACAAGACATCCTTGCTGATGTCGTGCGACCGGCACAATTATATAATGAGTCTGAGAAGATCCTGCTCCAAGCAGATAGTTGTGCCAAAAGCATTACAATCAACGTTTCAAACGCAAATGGAGAAACAAAGGTTTTATATCTAAACGTGTTTATCGGAGGAGTCAGCAAGCGAATGCTCCGGCATCTGCATGAAGAAAACAAAAGCGTCTTTCTCTGGAAGTTAATGAATCCGGAAGTGAACTTCTTCCAGACTACACGAACGACCGGAAAACTTATCACGATCAGGGAAACGGAATTGCTGCCTATGCCTTTCATCTATCCTGAAGGAGGAGTTATGAAAATCCTCGCAAACGGAATAGAGACAACGATAGAAGGATCAGCCGGGCAACCGGTCGCTTTGAATATATATCGCCTCCGGAAGCAGTTGTTTGATACACATCATATCTTGGCTTCCGTATTTGATGTGTATGTAGGAGAGAAAAAATCTTGCACGATCGTCATTACGCCGGGCACAATCAGCCGCGAAAGATATCTCCTGCAGTTTCTCAATTCATACGGTTCCTATGAGTTAATCGAAATCACCGGTATCGGTACCATCAAGCGCGAAGCTGACGAAGAGAACGCATTCAATGTGTATGATGAAGTTATAGACGACTACGTAGAATCTTGGGAAAGATTATCCGGAAAAGAATCTATGACTGTAGAATCAGGATACCGGACGAATGATGAACTAATTTTTTTGATCGATATGCTATCCTCTGAAGACGTCCGTATCCTCGGCATGGACGGACGAAATATCAGAGTTAACGTCACAGCTGAGAACCTGACCAGAGCAGCTCGCACAACTTCTCCGGAGAGTGTCAAGTTAACCTTGCATTTTAGTGATTCAGAGCAAAGAGTTACCGGATCATTCGGTGATGATGATTTCGGATCTGCACGCATACATACCGAACAATTCACTTCACAATTCAACTGACATGGCAGATAACCAGGAAGTCATAGATAAACTCATTGATTACATCGATCAAGCCATTCTGAAGAACAGTGTATCTAACCGGGATGTGGCAGCCGTATTATCTTTCCTGAATGAAAGATATAAGAATATGTCCGGATCCGGAGGGAGCCTGACAAAGGATATCCGCGTCACAGCTCCACAAACCGGATACATTAAACCGGGCGATGTTCTGAAACAAGGAACAACATACGAAAGTCTCTTTAGGACGATGCTCTCCCATGCAGAGTCAGCATCCCTGGTAGGACATCTGTCAACGTCCAATGACGTCGAGTACGGGACGGCTAAAGGACAGATCACTTATATAGCAAGCAGGTATGGTAACGGTGAAATGATCAAAGCATATTATGATTACAATGAAGCATTCAAAATGGAATTCTCAGCAGAGAGCAATGGCGAGCAAAGAGCTGTACGAGTCTTAGACGGATACTATACTCAGGGAGAAACCTATGCTGCCACAGTGGTTTATGCTGCAAGCGCAGATAATGCCATACCGCAGCAAACTTTAAATAATAAGATTAGCGTAAATGTGAGGCGTAAATGGTTCGCAGGGGTATGCTCCTCTATTCCTCAGTCATCTGCTGATATAAGGGCATTGGGCACAAGTGGATTCTATACCGGTCCCGGTACCTTTAAGTTCCCTGCATCAAACTGGAAAATAGTGGCTGTATGTGTTCCTTCAGGCACACTGTCAGAACTGTCTCTGACTTCTTATCCCGCCAACTTTGCAGAAGATAAAGAATACTGTATAGGTCCTATCAAGATATCAGTAGAAGGCGCAAACAGTAGCGAAGCTATTGATTATAATCTATGGTACCTGCAAACCGGTGGACTCAACGACCCGGATACATTCACTTTTAAAATAGTATAAGGATATGGTAAAACTGAATATAAAAGGTTCAAGCTTCGCCGCTCAATATAGAAGAACAACGGGTCGTTTTATCGACTCCACGGATGGCTGGGAATCACTGGAGGAAGCAACCCGATATGCACAGAATATTGAAGAAGAGGAATATTTTCCGATTGATGGACAAATTATAACAGTCAAGGAAAATGGGAAAACAAATGCTTATATACTCGTTCCTGATGAATCAATTCCCGTTACTAATAAGCGTAAGCATTACAAGCTCGAACCCATCTCCTCTAAATCATTCGGTGATGATCGTTATGTACGTAAAGACATCAAAGATACTTTCAAGAAAGGCTTTACTTCTAAAGAAGGCTGCGATATCGAGGGCGGCTTGAATGTCGGTAAAATGACCCGGCTGTCCGGTGGAGTAGTTGTCACAGCAGACACCAATTATTCTTTAGCAGAATCAGAAAAAGAAAATCCCGAAAATAAAAGCACTATGGCAATAGGATTAACAGAAATACCAGGTAATGGCAGCGGATTCGGCTCCAGTTCCCTGGGCGAAATGGACAACACAGACGAATCATTTGATACTGTTCCTGATGGCAATTACATTATGCAGAAACGGGCAGGCGTATTCTACCCTGTCAAATCTGCTGCAACCGGTGGAGGAACAAAGCTCACGCTTGCCTTTGTCACTCCGTCAAATGCAACGGCCGTTCATGGTAAAGAGACACTGATCAAGTACACATACTCATCTACCTTGTCCGGAGAGGAAACCGGCGAAGGTATCGCAACATACACCTTGAACAATAAACAGGTAGCCTCTGAAACAATCAATCAAGGCGAAGTCAGTTTCAACATCGGCAAATATCTGGCATTAGGTGACAACATCCTCGTCGTACAAGTTACCGACAGTTACGGAGCTACCCGCAAGCTGACATTCAAGATCAATGCAGTAAGCATTGCCGTAACGTCTACATTTGACGATTCAAAGGCTTACACCGGAGCGATCTCATTCCCATATACCCCGATGGGCGCAGTAGAGAAGACAATTCATTTTCTTGTAGATGATAAGGAAACAGGTACTTACATCACATCTGTATCTAACCGACAGCAGACATATTCAATCCCGGCACAGGCGCATGGTGCACATACGCTCGACGTTTATGCGACGGCAACGATCAATGATACCGAAGTAGAAAGCGATCATCTACGCTATGATATTATCAGCATTGTATCCGGAAACAACACACCGGTTATTGCGTCATCCTTCAGGACTGCCGAAGTGGAACAATTCGGCACACTCCTGATCCCCTACATCGTTTATAATCCTGCTACAACGACAAGTGATATCACCCTGTCAGCTAATGGAACCGTGATCAGTGATCAAACGATCGACCGCACGCGACAAACATGGAGTTACCGGGCAGAAACTCCCGGAGAACTGGAACTGAAAATAGCATGCGGATCTGTGAGCAAAACATTCAACCTGACGGTTAGGGAATCAGAGATCGATGTTCGTCCGGAGGAAGCGGATCTCGTTCTCTTCCTCACCTCCGTGAACCGCAGCAACAACGAAGAAGGGAAAAACATCTGGAACTACAGAGAGATCTTCGCTGTACTTACCGCATTCAACTACGCAACGAACGGATGGATCAAGACAGTTGACGGATTCGTAGCTCTTCGCGTTAATGGCGATGCACGTGTAACCATCCCCTACAACTCCTTTGCCAACGACTTCCGTTCTACCGGTAAAACAATCGAATTCGAATTTGAAACCAGAGACGTTACCGACTACGACTCAGTCATCCTCAGCTGCATGAATGCCGGCATCGGACTTGAAGTGACCGCACAGAAAGCCATATTCAGATCTGAACAAACCTCTATCGAAACACAGTTCAAAGAGGATGAACGTGTCCGGATCTCCTTCGTGATCGAAAAGAAAGCGGAGAACCGGCTGATCTTCGTCTACATCAACGGTGAGATCTGCGGACTGATCCAGTATCCGGAACAGGACAACTTTACTCAGCCCAATCCTGCCGGGATCTCGATCGGCAGCAGTGACTGTACCGCAGATATCTTTAATATCCGTGTCTATGACAATGCCTTAAACCGTTATCAGCTTCTCGACAATTACATTGCCGATATGGACAATCTTGAACTGAAGCGCAAGCTATATGCCCGGAACAACATTTATGACGACTATGGGAATCTCAGCTATGAGAAGCTTGCGAATCAGAATATCTCATTCACCATCGTCGGTGAGCTTCCGACTTTCAAAGGAGACAAGAAGACTGTCACCCTTGTCTATGAGGACAGGGAACATCCTGAACGCAGCTGGGTAGCAACCGGAGTAGAGATCGACGTACAGGGAACATCCTCTCAATGGTATCCGCGAAAGAACTTCAAGACAAAATGCAAGCAGGGATTCACCATGACCGCTACCGGTGAACATGCCGATAAAGTTGCCATCTTCGAAGAGGAAATACCTGTAAACGTATTCTGCTTCAAAGCGGACTTCGCCGAATCCAGCGGTGTACACAATACCGGTATGGCCCGTTTGATCGACTATATCCTTCGTGGTATGGGATTCCTTACTGAAGCACAGAAGGCTGATCCCCGCGTCCGGACGACAGTCAACGGTCGCCCGTCGGTGATGTGGCATCAGGCATCAGAAGATGCCGAGAAAACATCCCTTGGTAAATACAACTTCAATAACGACAAGTCAACGAATGAAACATTCGGATTCAAGGCCGGCTGTGAAAGTTGGGAGATCCTGAACAACACTTCCGATCGTGTACTCTTCAAACGTTCGGACTATATCACCGTCGACTCGGAAGGTAATATAGAATGGCTGAAAGACTTCGAAGCCCGTTATCCGGACGGAAACGAAGACTACACGAATCTAAAGCGCCTGACTGACTGGCTTGTCTCCGTAAAGGATAATCCGACGAAGTTCCGGACCGAAGCTGATCAGTACCTGGACATGAATTTCATGTTGTCGTACTACACGATAACAGAACTCTTTGCGATGGTCGACCAGCGTGCCAAGAATATGTTCCTGACTACCTTCGACGGAATCCGCTGGATCTGCATCTTCTATGATAATGATACAGTGTGCGGACTGAATAATGAAGGCGTAGCAGCATTTGACTATACGGTTGAGTACCACGACCAGATCGGTAACAAGGATGTATGGAACGGTGCAGAGTCAACTCTCTGGAATAACATCGAGCAGGCATATTCCAAAGAGATCGCAGCCATGTATGCTGAAATGCGGTCAAAGAAGCTGCTCACTTATGAAGAATGTATCCGCTTCTTCGACACCGAACAGGGAGATGCCTGGTGTGAAGCGGTCTACAATGAGGACAGCTGGTACAAGTATGTCCGTCCATTACTCGATGAAGGAAACGGATCATACCTGTATGCTGCTCAGGGAAGTCGCAAGATGCACCGTCGCTGGTGGCTGTACAACCGATTCAAATATATGGACTCTAAATACATTGCCGGAGACTATAAGAATGACTTCGCAACTCTGCGTCTGTACACCCCTTCAGAGTGGGAAGGAGTAGAACCTAATGCGGATATGACCATCACATCGT